CAACAATATTTTGGTATGCCTTCAAGCTTGATTCTGCAAGCTTACAATATTCGTTAACTTCGCTGATAGTATACGTTTTTTCTTCAGCTAAAAATGGCAACCTTTTCGCAACTGTAGGTAAGCCAACGCCTGGTACTCCTTCTAAATTATCGCTTTTATCTCCGACTATTGCACGTGCTAATGCAAAATTAGTCGGGTGAATGCCAAACTTTTCTACAATCATGTGTTTGTTCAAAATTTCATTTTGAGTTGGCCGTAGCACAACTGTTTCATTGTCGAGCAATTGAAAAAAGTCTTTATCGCTCGAAACAATTACTTTTTGCCAACCTTTGAAATCAGGCAATTGTGTAATAAGAGCAATGACATCATCAGCTTCCACCTCATCAAGCATTAATTGTGTGACTGGAAAGTTATTTAAATATTCAATCAGCCGTATTTGTTGCCATACTTTGTTTTGAAGTTCTTGTTCTTCGGTGAGATTTTTAACATCTCGATTTAAACGTATAGGTTTGCGACCTTCTTTGTAATTTTTGTTTACAAGTCTGCGTTTTCTGCTGCCGCCTTTGCCGTCCCAACAAATGACAACTTTGTCAGGTTTTATGTCCCTACAAAGTTTTTGTAAAATCTTAAGAAATCCTGCTGCTCCACCAATGGGGTCTCCATTCGGAGTTAAAGTTGGATTAACGATATATCCTCTTAAAAATTGATTAAGGGCATCAATAACCATAACTCGCGACATTTATTTCTTCCCTTTTTTAGCTAATCTACGATTTCGTCTTTTTGTAGAACCGAACTTTCTACGTCGTCTCGATTTTGAATGCGCAGCTTTATGACTCATAATATTTTTCTACCTCCTAAAGTAGCTGAAGAGGCTTGTGCCCTTATTCTAATATAGATAGCGAATTTTAATAGTTCCACTATCTAACCAAATTACTTATTCATGCTAACATGCTTTTAGTTACATGTCAAGGGAATTAACACTAAACAATGCCATAATTGTCAGCCATTGTGTTCCAATCTTCGTGAAGTACTTGGAGAGTCACATCGACATCAATTGTCGTTGTTTTGAACTCTGCGCCAGGTAGGGCGCCACATTTAAAATGATGAAAACCGCCATTCACAAATACATAACCACAAGAACACTCTCTAAAATCACGCTGTGTTCTTGAGTATACTACGTCGTTGCAATTCTTACAGTGAATTGCCTTAAGCTTCATTACTTTTTCCTTTCATTATAATTTGAACTGATTTGCTCATAGGGTAATACTATTACATTGAAACTTATTTGTCAAGTTTAAATGTATTTTTTTGTGAGGTTCATGATTTATCTTTTTCTTCTCTTTGGATCAGTTACTTCTTGCGCGCCGTGAGCTTCTTTTACTGAATGTGTCTTCTGTTTCTTTTCTATCAAATCAACTTCTGTCAAATTGCGAATAATTGTATCACCAAACTTCATATCATATACGCCAATTTGGCCGCTTTCGTTTAATGAGTGCCACAATACTTTGCCGACAGCATTTTTTTTGCTAATACCGTAGCGTTCTTGTAAAACTGAACTCAGCTTTCCTTCTTTCATTCATTTGTGTTGAAGTACTTCAAGTTCTTCATCTTCGTCATCTGATCTTTTGTCACCTTTTGCTGAGAGGGCTTTTTTCTTTGCTTTCTCTTTTGCTTTTAATTTTTCTTGAAAAACATATCTATCAACTTCTTCTTTGATAATTTGTTTGAGTCTTTCACCTGTGGTGTTCATAACAAAATATCCTCCTTGGATTTATTATAATTAGTTGTTAAAGTTTAATTAAGCCACTTCCTTCTCGTAAAAATCTTCAGCATTGCCTGTACGCTCGTCAAATTTAAGAATTATTTCTTCGTCCATTACCTCCAACGCACGAGCACGAAACTTTTCATTTTGAAGTTTGTCAAGCCAACCAGAGCCTTGAAATTTTTCACACGTGCCGTCATCATAGTAAAGTTCATACCAAGCACCGCTTTGCTTAAGTGCGCTTGAACTCTTGATTGCATCTAGCCAACTTTCTTCATCTTGTACGCCGATTTTATCGCCCCATAAAATTTTAAAATTACATTGGCGACCTTGTGTTCCAAAGCGAGATTTTTCAAGCTTTACCTTGACTTCTGAGCCAATTCTATATCCTTTGTCATCCAAGACAAAAGAAGCCTTTGCTTTTCGCCCTGTAAGCCACACACGCAGCGAGTAGGCATAAATCATAGCTTTGCCGCCAGGAGTCATATAAGGCGTTGTAAGGGCCTCTGAAGGGCTCCTAGTGATGTTAGTTTTAAGCTGGTTTAATACCAAAAATGTCGATTGACTATTTGCAATGGGAACTGTAAGTTTTGACATCCCTTTTGCAAGAATTCTTGCTTTAACTGCCATTGAAGAAAGAGGATTAAAATCCCCTTCAATGTCTGAAATTGCTGGAGTTAAAGCCAACGAATCCCAGATAAAAAGCATCCTATTTTCATTTGAACCAAGTAGTTCTTCAATTGTTTCTAATACAAATTCTACAGAAGTAGCTTGTACATATAAAAGATTATCTACATTGCATCCAGTTTTTTCTAAAAAATTTGGATCGATTGCAGATTCCGAATCGAAATAAATAACGTCGATACCTTTTTTTTGTGCATTTGCTGCAACTTGTGCAGCTAAAAATGACTTACCCGTAGACTCAAGGCCTGCAATTTCTACAATTTTGCCCATCGGAATTCCAGCTAGTTTGCCTCGACAAACAATCGAATCAAGCCAACGAGAGCCAGTAGGAATCCAATCTTTAACGACAGTTGGGCTGTCTTCGTTGAGATTGTGTGCTACATTCATACCAGCTTTTTTATTAATCAAGCTGCGCATGTCAGCAATTGAAATCTTACCGGTCTTTTTTGTTTTAGTTTTTGCCATAATTTCCTCTTAAAAATAGCGAGGGAGCGGGAACTCCCTCGCCATAACACAAAATCAACTAACCTAACAAATCAGCAAAAGCTTTGTCAACGGAATTTCCGGAGCCTCCAGTCTTGCCATCTTTGTATTTGGTTGTTTCCGACGAAATTTCTTCTGGGTTACTGTCTCCCAAGAGAAATTCATCTAGCATCGATTGGACTTCTGCAAAAGTCTTGCGACTTCCTGCAAAAAGGTCCTCGAAATCTGGAATAGTTTCCAAAAGTTCACGACACTTTTCAGGGCCATCTTGACAAAGCGGGGAACTTTGTCGGCGGGGAGTGATATTTGTTACTGGAAATGAAGCTCCAGTTGGCTTTCCATAAATAATGGTTAAATCTGTACCGGCCTCGGTATCCGTAATATCACCGTATTCCGGGTTCAGCACCAGATTCAAAAGTGTTTCATACACTTGTTTTCCAAAACCCCAAACCCGTACGCCTTGGTCTTCTTCTCCTCGTACAATGACTGGAGTAAAGAAACGCTGACGAGCTTGTAGCTTTTTAGCCATCTTTTTACTATCCTCTGTACCTTCTTGCCAAAGTTGACGTACAAAAGAGTCTAGTGGACAGTCTTCGCCAAAGTTCCTCTTTGGGCTAAGAAAGCCAGGATTGTCTCCAACGTTATAATGAAACCAGTAATCCTTGAAAGGATCACCGTCATTAGTTGGAACAATTCGAATAGTTTGTTCGCCGTCTTGAGGACGCCAAAAATTATTAGACCCTCCTTTGCTTTTAAGCGTGATAAGACGTTCACGCATTTTTTTCATATCAATTCCCATATTTATTTTCTCCTTTTTAAAGTCAATGTGATAACTCTCTCACATTGCTGATTGTTATTAATATAATACATTATTGTTTTATTGATGTCAAGTATTTTTTTCATTTTTTTGAATAAAATTGCTATTTGATACAAAATACACGTATGGTTTATCATAATCTGTAGAGTGTATCTGATAACTGTTCTTCATTCTATCATGCTCTATATTATTTTTAACTTGTTTTTTAATTTTTTTAATAAGCGTACCATCCGATTCAATTGTCTTTTCTGGTATTGCATAATAATATCGTTTTTCTCTTGACATATCAAGATCAAAAAACATTTTTTCTTCACCAGTTTCATAGTCAACTAAACCAAAAGTTGATATCCTTGCAATATTAATTGGTTCTGCAAAGGTGCTCATTATTGCTTCGGAACGATCAAAAACGTTTATCATGTGAATTGTGGAGCTTATCAACTGATTGATTTGATTATAGTATTCTCGCACAGTCATATCTCCAATAATATCTGCAATTTTTAAATTATCTACAACATAGAGTCTCTCAACCATACCTGAGCGAGCATATTCTTGTAACACATTAAACATTAAATTTTCCTGCAAGGATTTTTCTTTCGATAAATTATTAATATCAGGTTTAACATAAAGCACGCTTATTTGACATTTATCTTTTATTTGTTCTAACAAGCGCAAAGAAGCACCAGAAATAAAGCCGCAACTTGTTATAAACAAAGTCTGGCCTTTCACCCCCTTTAACAATGTTCGTTTTAAGTTTGGAAATTTATTTTCATAAGCTTCTGGTTTATCCTGGTGCTCCAATGCATAGATACCTTTTGCTTTTTTCAAATCAGTATCTATTTTAAAAATCTTATATTGTGAATACTGTTTAAAATATTCAGCAATGTTACATCCCGCCTGTCCTAAGCCAATTATATTCATCTTATATTTAACCTACCCATTTCCCCATAGTTTTTACCAACCGACACATTAACCATAAAATTTCCTAGGTCAGTATTTGAAAATGCTTTCTTTAATTTTATTAAAATATCGTTATCTTTTTCACAATAATCTATAATAAGTGAATCATGCATGCAAAAAGCTATTTTAGAATTCCTTTTTTTAAGCATCTCCCAAACTTTAATCATTTGCCTAAAAAACAAATCCGCCGCAGTCGATTGTATTATATAATTTAATGCATGATATTCATCGGCCTCAATCATTCTATTAAAAAAAGTAGTCGCGTGCGTCCCATTATAATACTTTTCAATTATAGAGTCTCGATCATAAGCCCTGTTTGAAAGATAATCTTTTGAGTTTGGATTATAAAGCCATGCGAATGTCCTTTTTTTAGCCTCTTCCCGTGTAACTATTCCACGATATACATTTTTTACATTCCAATCGTGGATATCTTCTTGCGGCTGTTCTTTTCCTAAAAGGCCCAATAGCACTCGCAACTCAGCAGCATTAAAATCAAATTCTATAAACCAATCATTGTTTGGTTTCATTATCTTTCTATAGGTTTTATCCATGGTTAAAATAGGAAAAGAGTTCGTTTTAGTTGTTAATCTTCCTGTTTTTGTTTTAAAAGAATCATAATTGATATAAGGCATTGTGTTCTTGTTGTTTGATCTAAATTTTCTAACTTTAAATTCATGCATGCGCGAGGTTAGTTCGGAATAATTAACATTAAGCTTTGTGTTTTTTATCTCTGTTAAAATCTTTAAAAGATTTAATGTAAAATCATAATTCTTTGGTTTTTCATATTGGTCAAAAACAAAATTACATATCTTGTTTTTGACTTTGGCTAAATCTTCTAAAAAGAATTTAGGCATTAGTTCATAAAAACAATGATCATTTAGATTTAATTTAGCCTCCGTGCAAGCCCCGTAAAAAGCATTTAACTTGCCTTTAACTCTTTCCCACTC